GCGGCGTTGAAGGTTTGTCCGAGATTAGCCATGGCGTTGCTCCTTTTCAATAATTTGAAATGATGGTCTTCCAGGTTTGAGTGTGATTGCTTCTGTTAGCGGTTTCGTAATCGACTCGTTCGTTTGTTTCCAAATACCCATATTTACTTCTGGCTTCCAACGAAATAACGTTGATAAATGCTCAGTCAATCCGTGTTCAATTGCGATGTTTTGCAATTTATCTGCATCGACCTTCCGATCCAGACGCCCAACAATTTTGATCGTATAAAAGTCTGGGCTCAGAGTTTCAGTGCCCTCAAGATTTTCGGACACTCCCGCAAGACTTTTAATCCGGTCTTCAATTTTGCGACGCCGATCAATCCATGTTGCTTCATTTTCTTTTGCGTCAAGCCATAAAATGGCAAGCTCATTCAAATCGTCAGTCATACAACCCCCATAATTTTGGAAATAATCGCACCCAGGTCTGGCGCTTCCCAGGTATCCAGTTTTCCGCTCCGATCTTTGGCAAGCCAGAGCCCATCGCCGTCGCAAAGAAGCGCCCGTTGGTTGATACCCTCTGCGTCTTTTTCAACGCGTAAAGCTAAAACTTCATCGAAAAAATACGGCAGTTGTTGCCCGGTTTTATTTCCTGGCATTGCGGGTGCGTATAAAACGCGCCCCATTTCATCTTGAGTTTTTTCAAGCTTGGCGGACATATAAATATGTTTTCTGGGTAAATCCCGAAATCCACGAATAATGTCTGCCATCTGCTCTTGCATCGCACCGTAGGCCTGGCGCGGATCTTTGGTGGCTTTTTTCTCGGCGTTAAGCACTACTTCAGCAATCTCGCTGATGCTGTCAAGAGCGACCGATTCATAACATTTCGCTTCGTCGGATTGCAACAGCCATGAATACGTTTCGCGCAGCGTTCCAAGATCAGTAATTTCAATAAACGGCAGATCGGCATCCTGAATGCTGAGCAGTCCTCCCTCTGCACTCAGCACAAGAGGGGTGGGTAAGGTTCGTATGAGGGTGGTCTTGCCGGCGCCTGCTTGTCCGTAGACAAGCAGTTTGACGCCGGAAGAGGCAATTTCAGTGGTGCGTCTGATTTTCACAAAATCTCCTTTTCGAAAAACATTTCATGACGGGGAACCATTTGTCCTGCCGCCCAGCCTTTCAGCGGAGGCGATTCAAACCAAAACGATGCACCTGCTGGTATCCAGAAAACTGCATCGAGTGGCTGCAGATCGATAAAATCATCCTCTTTCGCTGCAGCGACCCATTCGTCGCGCATGAAAACACTAGCAAGAAAATTATTGGACATGGTGTGCTCCTAAAAATGGGGGGCCGAGGCCCTACTGCCACGGTTTATAAATAATGGGAAGTTTGATCAGGGTCCTACCCCGACTTAACTCCCTGTGATTGTTCCATTCCGCGCTGTAATCCCAGCAGTCCCCTGGGACAACGTATTCCCCCTCGGGGGTCAGGAGGCCGCCGCAGCTGTCCACCACGTCGCAGAGCCGAAGCTCTGAACGTTTGCTAATGCGGCGTGCGCCGCCCCTGGCGCGGGCTGCGGCCATTGCGGCATCGATCTCCTGCGCAAGCTTCTCGTTTATGTCTATCTCCTTGTAAGTCACCCGGTCGGACCATCCGGTTGGGCGACAGTTGAAATCGTACCCGGGTTTTGATACCCTGTCAACACCTGTCTGTGAAATTTTTTCAACGGAGCGTGAGATGCTGACACTAGATGAGATCCGACGACGGCTGCAGGACCGTCGGCCAGGGCGAGTGGCCGAGGCGTGTGGCTTGCATATCAACACGATTCTTGCCATTCGAGACAACAAAGATGCCAACCCAACTTACCGTGTAATCAAGGCTTTAAGCGACTATCTTGAGGGACTTTTGCATGACAAGGCTTGAGGCGGCACTCACCTATGCGTCCTGGGGCTGGCACGTCCTGCCGGTGTTGCCGAATGCCAAAGCGCCGGCTTCGCCGCACGGAATCAAAGACGCCACCACCGACCAGGCGCAGATCACCAGGTGGTGGACACAAAACCCCAACTACAACCTGGGCATAGCAGCAGGATCATGTTCGCAACTCATTGTTTTTGATATTGATCCTCGAAATGGCGGGGAGGATTCCTGGGCTGCCTGGGCCAACGAACATGGGCCATTGGACCATGGTGCGATGCAGATCACCGCGGGCGGTGGGGCGCATTTCCTGGCGCAGTATCATTCCGACGTGCGGTCATGTAAGCTGACAGACGGCGTAGATTTGCTGTCAGACGGTCGATATTTCCTGGTTTATCCCTCGACAATCGACGGTAGATCGTATCAGTGGGAGGCGAGCAGCGATGTTTTTGAGGGTGTAGCGCCCGCTCCGCTGCCGCCCTCCTGGTTGGCCGCCTACCAAGCCAAACGCGCTCCCGGGGCCCGGCAGGTCTCGTCGAGTGGTGTGCTCGCGCAGGGTGCAAGGAACAGCGGGTTGACAGCGTTGGCTGGGGCCATGCGGCGGCATGGGATGACCGAGGCCGAGATCCTTGCGGCACTTGCCATTGCGAACGAAACGCGCTGCGAAATCCCTCTTCCATCGTCCGAAGTCTCGCAGATCGTTCGCAGCGTCAGCAGGTACGAGCCAGAGGCCGACGTTGCGGCGAATGCGGCACTTGGAACTGACGCCGCAGAGGCGATCCTGAGCGCCGCCCGGGCGCAGTCACAGGCCTACTTTTTCACCCGGGCGACGGCATACCTTGATCAGCCCGCGCCTTTGCGGTGGTTGGTGCGTCACTGGATTCCGGCTGATGGCCTATGCATGGTCTATGGCGAATCGGGCAGCGGCAAAACCTTCATCACGCTTGATATTGCGTGCCATGTAGCTGCAGGGCTGGATTGGCATGGTCACAAAACACGCTCGGGGGTTGTCGCCTATCTGGCCGGCGAGGGAAACTTTGGAATGCGCCAGCGGGTGGCTTCCTGGTGTCAGCACCACAGCGTTGAACAGCTTGATCAGTTGTTGATCTCAAATAAAGCCATTGATCTGGATAGCCCATCTGCAGCAGCGCAAATCATCAATGCAATCCGGGAGCTAACGCATCACGATATTTCGTTGATCGTTGTAGATACCGTCAACAACCACATGGCAGGCGATGAAAATTCCGCTCGCGATACTCGGACGATGCTGAGCGCCTGTCAGATTGTTGCGCGGGCCTTGAGTTCTACTGTGTGTCTGAATCACCATACGGGCCATGCAGTCGAGTCAAAGACGCGGGCCAGGGGATCAAGCGCATGGAGAGCTTCTTTGGATGCATCAATCCTGGTCTCAAAAAATGATGATGCGATTGAAATTGTGTGTACAAAGATGAAAGATGCCGAGCATCCAAAGCCTATTTACGGAAAGCTCGAACGTATACCACTTGCATGGGTTGATGATGAAGGTGAAAGAATCAAAGGCGCAGTGTTTGTGATCGAAGAAAATGCGCCTGAGCAAAAACCAAAAAAAGAATCCGATATCCAGAAAGATATCCGCAAATTCACAAATGCATGGTGGCATGCCGGTGCTGAAAGTCGTGAAAAAATGCCCTATCTGTCACGCACAAAATTGATTGAATATTTGATAACAAATGAAGGTCTGACTGAATCAACAGCAAAAACTTATGCGCAGGAAAGTAAAAAAGGAAGACTCATTTACAACCTACTAAACTCTCAAATTATTGTTGCAAGCGAACAGGGCTGGGTGGTCTCTGATGGTGCTACAGCAGCAACTTTGATGGTCCGAAAGGGTCAAAATTAGAGTCCCAAGTTGTCCCTGGGACAAACGGGACAGGACAGAAAAAGTGGGACAAATGTCCTCGGGGCAAGGCATAGACATGGGGGTGGGACAATGGGACACACCCCCTTATATTAAAAAGGGGTGTCCTTGTCCCGACCCACTGTCATGATGCGGGGCTGTTGACAGCGTAGGAAAGATCGAGACCAGGGGGTACAATGATCATGAGCTTTAGAAAAGTTATAAAACTTTGGAGAATCACATGAGGTATAGGGGTAACGCGATTGTTTCTGACGACTGGGAGCAACTGTTCGATCTGCGTGAGATGTACGGGTCGGAGTGGAGCGTGTTTGTGCGGGACAATGACCCGGCAGGGAGATACCTGGCGGTCAAGCTGCTCGCCAAGGATTTCGTCGAGTCCAAGGCGAACTACTGGCTGTCCTGGGACAAACGCGGACAACGGCTCACCTCCCGAGGGGCAGACGCCAGGCTGTTGAGGAACCATCGGCCGAAGCTGCATGGGTTTTTAGTGAAAAATTTGGAGGCATGGGCATGAATACCCGTTTAAACGCGTCAGAAGGGCTCCAGGAGGCTTTAAATGGCCTGGGCAGGGATGACCTACAGGCCTACTTCGAAAATCGAATTAACGAGCTTCTGGTGGATTTGAGAGGCATCCACCTTTCGCTGCTCCTTTTGGCCGAACAAAACCGCGCCATGGTCGCCCTGCTGCAGCGGCTGCTCGACCCCGACGACCTCGGCTACGCAGTCAGCCAAGAGGTACGTCAGGAAGTGCGCAACCTCCTCACCGCCCCTGTTGCCTCATGACCGTCTGTCTGCTGTAGTTGACCACTGGTCTGAAATGATGGGGTTGGGCCACACAAGCCAAAAAATGCATGGTGTAATCCGAATCACCAACACAGGAGGTCATCATGAAACAAGCAACAGTCATCCGCAACGAATCGGCCTATGAGAAAGGAAGGAATAGTGCAATTCTTGCAAATGCACGCAAAACATTCCGGTCGACATACGAAGATCATGAAATCATCGAGGCAACAATAGCCTGGGGACGGATCATTGATGATGATCGCAATGATCGTCCCACCTATTCCGAGAATTTCTTTGGCTCTTTGGCAAAAGCCTACGACACCTACGGAAAATTGACGGAAAAGCAGGTTGAAGCAGTTCGCAGAGTGATCGCCGACCGTGCAGCAAAAAAAGCAGAGTGGGCCTCAAAAGAGGCCGCCCTGAATGCCCAGCGCACCTGGCTCGGCGAAGTAGGCGAAAAAATTGTTGTCGAGTTGACACTAAAAAAATGCATCGAAATCGAGCGCCCGTCTTACGGTTACTATGACAACAATGTATCTTTTTTATTGATTCTTGAAGATGCTGATCGCAATGTTGTAATTTATCGCGGCACAAGCAACGCAATGACCTACATCGAAGGAGAAACCGTTAAAGTTAAAGCTACCGTTAAAGAATGCGGCACACGCAATGGCGTTAAACAAACCGTTATCGAGCGCCCACGTCGCGCTTAATTTAATTCTTAACCAAAACACACCTTAGGAACACATCATGAACCTCACACTACACCTCAAAGAGCAAACAGTAGTCGTCTCAATAATTCATTACGAACCCATCCTCGAGGGCCGCACCTCCGGCCCACCAGAGAATTGCTACCCCGAGGAAGGCGGCTGGGCCGAGTGGGAGCTCCTCAACGGCGATGAAGACCTCATCGACGAAGATGAAATCCAAGAGGCAATTGTGGTCAAAATGGAGAAACATTTTCAAGATACCTTGTTTGACTCGTATGATGATTGACAATCACAAATAAACGTGTAAGATGGCCCCCGTCAAAAACGGGGGTTTTTACTTTGGAAAAGCGCGGAAGAGGAAGACCATCGCGGTATACGCCCGAACTGGCCGACGAAATCGTTCGTCGCCTGAGCGACGGCGAACCATTGCGGCAAATATGCCGCGATCCACATATTCCAATTTGGACCGTTATTTATCAGTGGATTATAAAACACGAAGATTTTTCGATACGCATCGCAAAGGCTAGAGAATTGGGACAGGAAGCAATCGCAGAAGATTGCCTCGAGATTATTGATAAAGAACCAGAGAAAATAATCAGCGATAATGGAACGCGCTACGATCCCGCTTATGTGGCGTGGCAGAAAAATAGAGTGGAACAGAGAATTAAACTGCTCGCAAAATGGAATCCAAAGCGTTATGGTGATCGGGTAACCATGGCCGGAGATTCCGATAATCCCGTGGCCATCCAGGCCGATGTCGCAATATTCGACGCGCTTTTGAAAAACCTGGAACTCAAGCGCCAAAATGGGGAAGAATGATTTAGAATCGCTGCTCAAAGATCCAGCGATTCGGGAGCAATATAAAAAACTCCCCGCAGATAAAGCCGCGGCCTGGGCCTGGAGAATGATGTGGCTCTCCAGGGCACATAAACACCAGATTATCCCAGCCGGAGACTGGAGTATCTGGATGCTGCTCGCCGGCCGAGGCGCAGGAAAAACCCGCGCTGCAGCCGAACAAATCGCCTGGTGGGCGTGGAATTATCCAAAGACAAGAGGCCTGGTCGCTGCTCCCACCTCGGCCGACGTGCGCGGCACCTGTTTCGAAGGCGATTCGGGATTACTTAATGTTATACCAGAATGCCTTGTTTCCGATTATAATAAAGCACTCCATGAATTGCGGCTGATCAACGGCTCGCTTATTAAGGGAATACCCGCCAGCGAACCCGAGCGCTTCCGGGGTCCGCAGTTCAATTATGGATGGTGCGATGAGCTAGCGGCTTGGGAATATATTCAGGAGGCGTGGGATCAGATTCAATTCGGCATGCGCCTCAAACTGCCCGATATGCCAACACGAATATTAATTACCACCACACCAAGACCCAAGGCATTAATACTCGAACTGCTGGCTCGAGATGGCGACGACCTGGCGCTGACCACCGCCTCAACCCATAGCAATCTGGCAAACCTCAGCAAGAATTTCCAGCAGCAAATTCTGCAATATGAGGGCACGTCACTGGGCCGCCAGGAAATCTATGCCGAAATAATCGACCCCGAAGAATCGGGAATCGTCAAGCGCGACTGGTTTAAACTCTGGCCGGCTAAGAAACCACTGCCCAGGTTTGAGTTTATTATCCAAAGCTACGATTGCGCATTCACTGAGAAAACATACAACGACCCCACCGCAAGCATCACGTTTGGAGTATTCAAGCCCGAAGACGCGCCCATGTCAGTGCTGATCATTGACTGCTGGGAAGATCGCCTGCAATATCCCGATCTCAAGCCTAAGGTCATCGAGGAGTACGAGACAATCTTCGGCGAGGGCGAGCATGCCAAGCGGGTAGATCTGGTGTTGGTTGAGGACAAAGCCTCGGGGATTGTCCTGATCCAGGATCTGCAGCGTGCGCACGTTCCGGTGCGGGCATACAATCCTGGCCATGCGGACAAGGTGCAGCGGCTCAATGTCGTCTCAAACATCATCCGGGCGGGAAGGGTGTATATTCCAGAGAGCCTGGCCAGGGCAGGACAGGTTCGCGATTGGGCTGAGACTATGCTGACACAGGTGTGCTCATTTCCCGAGGCAACTCGAGACGACTATGTGGATGCACTCTCCCAGGCGCTGCGCTACTTGCGTGATGCCGGCTGGATCAGGATAGACTTCCCGACCAAGCAGGAGATTGAGGATGAGGACTATGCCGATGCTGGACAGGAGAGGGTGAACCCCTATTCAATTTAAATCCATGAAAGATAGCAATCTTTTTAGATATATAGTGTCGCTCGGGAGTGAGGGGCTAGGCGACCGGCTGCAATGCTTGAGTTACTGCATCTGGTTGGCCAGAACGCGCAACCGGATTTTGTTCGTCAATTGGCAGGGAGACCCTGCTTGGCCTGGTGGGTTTGAACATTATTTCCAGTTGGTCAACCTGCCCTACGTTTCCAAGGCCCCGGCCTTTTCCTCTGGCCAAGTTCATCCAGGAGTGTTTGAGCATTTGCTCGATGTCAATCCGGGGCTTTGGGTTTACGATATTAAAGAGCCTGACATAACGTTTCCCGATACTGACATAAAAATAATAGTTCATCCGGGGATGGGGTTTCGTCGTTGGGACGTGAACGATCTGCAAAATCACTTGAGGTTTACTCCCGAAACAGCCAAAGCCGTTGATGAGAAATTTAGATTTCTTTTGAAT